CACAGGAGGCGCAGAGAACACAGCCACACAGGTAACGGCACTCATCATGGCCGGAGCATCCGTCGTGGCATACATCATCGGAGAAGGACTCACCGACTCTGCAAACATTGGATCCGACGATCCAGAGGAATAAGAAGCACAAAGCACCCAGGGCGGCCACCAGGCTGCCCTTTTTTATTTAGGAGGTATGCAAGATGGCAATCACAGAGAAACAGCAGAGATTCATCGAAGACATAGCTAAGCACGTGCAGAAGTATGCGAGAGCATACGGAATCCTGGTACACAGTCCCATCATCGCCCAGGCCATCCTGGAATCCGGATGGGGAGAGAGCAAGCTGGCATCCAAGTATCATAACTACTTCGGAATGAAATGTGGGACAACCTGGACAGGCAAGAGCGTGAACATGGAGGAATATACGCCAGGGACTCTGACAACGATCAAGGACAATTTCAGAGTATACGACAGCATGGAGGAAGGCGTAAAAGGTTACTTCGAATTCATTCAGAAACCAAGGTACAAAAATTTGAAAGGCGTCACGGACGCAAAGAAATACCTACAGCTTATCAAGGCAGATGGCTATGCGACTGATAGCAGCTACGTCGAGAGTACATACCGACTGATCACCCAGTACGAACTTACAGAGTACGACGTGGAAGGAGGAACCAACATGAAAATCAACATCATTAAGCAGACCGGGACACACGGTCTGTATTCAACCGGCAGAGGGAAAGATAAGTACCTGGTATACCATTACACAGCCGGAGTAACGAGCAAAAAAGGATCGGCCAGAGCGACAGCGTCCTGGTTTGCAAACCCAAAAGCTGGAGGAACTGCGGACTTCATCGTAGACGATGAGGAAATCGTACAGTACAATCCGGATCCGGAGAAATACTCCTGCTGGGCCGTCGGCGGCAGCGCATACGGAAACAAGGGCGGCAAGCTCCACGGAATCGCTACGAACCACAACTGCATATCTATCGAGATCTGCAGCACCAATAAGACCGGCCGCGTGACAAACCCGAACGACGACAACTGGTACTTCACAGACGATGCGCTCGCAAACGCAGCCAAGCTGGGACGATACCTCATGAAAGTATACGGAATCCCTGCCAGCAGAGTAATCCGTCACTATGACGTTACCGGCAAGCTCTGTCCAGGCATTAAAGGATGGAATCTGGAGAACGGATCCGATGATAAGAAGTGGCAGACGTTCAAGGCGCAGCTGTCTGCAGAAGCAGAGGATAACACACCGGCACCCGCTCCAGCACTAGCTCCGTCCGGAGCAACGACAGTCAACTATGCGTATAAGGTCACGGTCTCAGATTTGAACATTAGAAAAGGACCAGGCACAAACTATGACTCTGCTGGATACACCGGCAAGGGAGTATTCACAATCGTGGCAGAAAAGGGCAGCTGGGGCAAGCTCAAATCCGGAGCAGGCTGGATCAGCCTCAACAACAAATATGGCCACAAGGTAAGCAGTGGATCCACCGCACCTGCAGCAGCTCCATCAACGCTGAAATGGACCGTCACGATTTCAGATCTGCGCATCAGAAAAGGACCAGGCACAAACTATGACTGGACCGGAGCGTACACCGGCAAGGGAACATTCACGATCGTAGAGCAGAAAAATGGATGGGGAAGATTAAAGTCCGGAGCAGGCTGGATCAGCCTCAACACAGCATACGGACACAAAGCATGATCCCGACATAAATGTCGGAAACATAGACAGAAGCCAGGGAGGTTAAGCCTCTCTGGCTTCTTTTTTGATGGCCTCAGCATCGGCCAGGAAGAATATATCCCACACGTCCTGCGGGGAGAGTTGATACCGGACCGCGATCCGGACTATGTGCTTGCGCTGGAATGGCTGCCGCCCGTTCCAAATCGTCGAGAAATTGGATGCAGTCATACCCAGGAAGACCGCAAGTGCCTTATTTGTATCGCCACGATCATCCATGGCCTGTTTCAATTTTTCTTTGTCAAACATTTTGATTCATTCCTTTCTAAAAGGATTACCGTGGAGCGCTTCGATTAAGCTGCGCGGGGAAGCTGCAGAAAACCCAGGATAAAATTTATACAATCATAGGCGACGCCTTTCTGGCCGGTGGCCGGGTGCAAGGTTTACGAGGACGTCCAGCGGGGCTGCCAGACCTTCAGGCTTTCACATTAAAAACCAGGGAAACTTGTCGAACATCAATCCACGGTATCCGTCGCGCTTCTTCCTGCAGGGCTTCGGACCTGCCATCGGCGGTTTAATACCGGAGGCCTAAGCCTCCGCGCTTTTCAATCTGAACACGCTGTAGAGATAAGCTCCTGAATCATCAGAAACGATATCGACATTTGTTAATTTTTCAAGAGCTGACGACATCGGAGTGCCATACGTTCCACGTTCCCAAAGACCGGAACGTTCTGCCATGCTCCAAAAACAACCAATCTCGATGCCGCCGTTTTCAAAAGGAACGTGCTTCTTGAATACAGATTTTATAAAATTTTCACACCACTCGATTTTTACATTTTTCATTTTTTACGCCTCCTCGCGATAAATTTCTTTGAAATCTTCAACAACGATCGTCCGCTCGGTTCCACCGAGGACCAGCTCGACCTGAACATAATCGCCATCATCATCACAGGACACCGTGATGCTTTCACGGTTGGATTCCAAAACCTCGAATCCGTAATGCTTCAGATCCTGGAACAGATCCTCCATGCTTCCATACCAATCATTCATAATTCCACAAAGTAAAGATTGTTCATACATAGCCAAGACCTCCGATTCGTTTATTTGCTTTCCTTTAGGTTGTCTGTATATTAGCTCTGGTGCCGCTACTATTCAAGTTATTTATAACCGTAATTTGCACAAAGATCTCGGCCGGTTTTTGGTGGTAATTATGACATTTCAACCAGGAATTCATTCGCAAGCGCGCGCACATATTCAACGCTCGCTGAACGATCAACGATCACCTCTTCCGGACCGAGATATTGATACAAAATATCGCAGTCCGGACACCAGAGAAGCGGCACACGACGATCACCACACACTGTCGCAAACTCAAGATCATGCCTGCAGTGCTTGCACTGCAGGCGCGTTTTAATTTTACAAGCCACGCTGAATCACCTCCTTTATTTTACATTCACTTTTTTATATTGCGGGCGGAACCCCACCATTATGAAATAGTGAGGTTTACAGCGTAATAAAAAGCCGCTCCCCGTCCCAAGTACACTCCTGGATCACAGCGCGAGCAATCGCGTTTTTTTCTTTGTCGTCGAAGCCCTCCAGGCCATGAATCAGCTTCGCAATTTCCACCGCGGTCGCCTTGGCATCCTTCGCGCTGGCAGCAGCTCGGTGAGATTCCATCTCGGTCAGAGCTGCCTCTCGCTTCAGAGCACCCAGCTCAACGTCCAGGCGTTCCATTTCCGCGATGATATACTTCGATGCGGAGGATTTCTCGGCCAGAGCTAACGATGCAGCCAGGCGGCCGATCTTGTTCTCGCAGGCAGACACGCGAGCCTGCGCAGCCTTCAGATCAGGAACCTCGGCCGGAGCTTCCGCTTTGACGAATTTCTGAATCAAGGCAGGATCCGCAGTGATTCCACGGAATAGCTCCAGGACTTCCTCATCCAGCAGATCGCATTTGATCTGCCCCATGTCGCAGGCATCCACACCCTGCCTCATTCGCTTCCTGCAGTAGTACCAGGAAGAACAGGTACCGTCGACCTTTTTCTTTCTGGAGACCTGCATTAGGTTCCCGCACTTGCACCGAAGCACACCTTTAAGGAGAGGCACCGGCCACTTTGCATCCTTGATGCATTTATTCTGGCCAAAGCGCGCCTGAACAGCGAGCCACTTCTCCGCCGGCATGAACGGTTTATGCATGCCGAGGCACACGGTCCATTTTTCCGGCGGCTGCGCCTGGTGCTTTTTGTTCTTTTCAGTAGACCGGCCATAGATCATGACACCGACGGATCCGTCCCACTTTTCACGCGGGGAACCAGGATCCATGATGCAGCCCTTCGCGGCGTAGAAGTCGTACACCTCCGGAGTGGCCTCGACGCAGTATGGCATGGTCAGGATTTTATGCAGCTGCGTGGTAGAAAAGAACTTCCCTGACTCCGTCC